GTGTCGGGCCACGCCACAGGTACGGGGGGGTCTAGGAGACTCCTTAGAGGGGGTATATGGGCCTTATTCATCGTGGTTGCTTGTGCTTATCCCTGCGTGAATTGATATGCGGAGGGAACAGGCCGCACGCGTCACCGTTCACACTCGATCGTATCTGACGCGCACGCTTCTGCATCCAGATATGACTGCGTCCGTACATGGCAGCGATGGTGCGTGAGTCGAGACAGCCAGGGAGTGACAGCGCCCAGCGTACCACCTCGACGTGCCGGCGGAAGTGGAACGAGTCGGTCAACGCGATGGCATCCATGAACGCCTTGAGCATGACGCCGACATGATCGCGTGAGATGAATGAGTCGACCTCAGTGCGCGTCGTATCGTTATCCCTGGTCGCCCATGATGGATGGTTAGGGTCGATGTTAAAGACGTGCCTGCTCTGCACCATCTCGCGGTAGGGCAGCACACCGGACTCCCTCAGCTTCTCTTGGACTTTCTTCGGCTGGGCAAAGAACCACGCGTCAAACGACTTAGCCTCCTTGATGGGAGCCGTTAGGTCATTGATGCTGGCCTTGGTCACGCACTCATTGGAAAGGATGTTACTCAGCGGGCAAGTGGCAAAGGTTGTGCCAGTACCCATCAGCCATGAACCGTAGCAAACCCTTACGCGTAAACCTGTAAGTCAGAGATGAGTACTTCCCCTTGTACTCGATGTCCCTTGCCACGATCTCCTTCAGCTCATCGCAGGTCATGCGCTCAGGCCAGGTACTGAGCAAGGCCGTGAGGTTCTTGTTCTTCTCGTCCTTGATTGCCTTTGCCTTCTCGGTGGCCTGCCTGCGGATACCCTCCATCTTCTCCGGCTGTTCACGCCAAGCCTTTTGCCGTAGCCTGGTCAGACTCAGCTTACGCAAGACCCAACCTCTCCGCGCGGTAGTACGGTTAGGTTTGGTCATCGCGGTAGACTTACGGACTCGCTAGAGACTCGGTCGAACCCCGAGCGTAAGCGAAAGGGGGTGAGACTAGAGTCACCCTTATACGTAGTATAGGGGACGGATGTTGAGTTGGATGTTGAGATGGGGTGCATGATGGGTCAAAGGGTGGGGGTACGGGTGTTGACCCTCAATCAGCCTTAAAACGCCTTGGCGACCCCTTGGAGGGGCTGGAATCGCTATCCCTTGGGGCAGGCTGGGTGGCACTCTGGGAGGGGGGCTGGCTGTATTCCCAGCGGATGACACCCTTCTCGGCGGCATGGCGGATGTAAATCTCGCCCTTGAACTGGTTCTCGTGGTCCTTGAGACCGGCACGGCCACGGCGCTTGGTCAGGCCGAACTTGTAGATCGGCTCTTCGCCCTGGCATCGGAAGAGAACGGCCACCTCGCGGAACCAGTTGGTGAACTCGGAGGAGCCGAGGCCAGCGTAGGCTAGGTCGGCGGTGGTCTGGCCTTCCTTGTCGGCGGACGCCTTGGGCTTCCCGGTGTGGTGCATGGCTACTAGGACGGCGCCTGTCTCAAGGAGGATCGGGGCGAGGTCATGGCGCAGGAACTTAGACGCCTGCTCCTGGTCAGAGACGTCGATGCCAGCGAAGGAGAGCAAGGGGTCGACGAAGACGATGTCGGCCTGATGGGACACGACTAGGTCTCGCAGGGCCTTGGTGAAGGTCGTGCCGGTGCTGACGGTGTCGCGGTAGATGGCGAGGCCGTCCCGCAGCTGAAGGCGTTCGGTGGCGTCGATGTAGGCGCCTGAGATGACATCTTGCAGGGCCTCACTGATGTCGCCCGCGTCGTTCTCGGCCTGTAGGACGATTGCCCGCAGGGGCTTGGCTGGCTTGATGCCAAAGAAGTCACGGCCTAAGCACCAATGCACGGCGGCCTGCATCATAAGGGACGACTTGCCTGTGCCGGACTGCCCGACGATCAGGAGAGAGCCACCCTTGCAGAGCCAGCGGTGATTGCCCAGGACGGTGGTAGGGTCATCCTTACGCTCGAAGGACAGCAGGGCGTCGAAGTCCATGCGCTGCGGGCCGTGCCTGGTCTTGGAGCCCTTGCGCTTATCTGCCAGACGAGCATAGTGGTCGAGCAGTGTGTCCGGGTCGGTGGCGTTGTTAGCCGCGTTAGATGCCTCACGGAGGAGGGCGGCGTCGGTAATGAGGTCGACGTGCTCAGGGCGATATGTCGACGCACCGGCATCGCTGACCAGGAGTGAGACGGTGGCAGCGTCCACAGGGGAGCGGGCCTCGCGTAGGCGTTGTGAGACGGTGAGCTCGTCGGCAGGGATTCCGTCCACAGCCAGGGACAGGGCCGCGCTGAAGATGTCTTGGTGGACAGGTTCGAAAAAGTCGGAGGGCTTGAGATCACTGGGAAGAGGGAGCGCGTCACGCAGGAGTACGCCGAGGAGGTGGCGTTCCGCCGGCACGTTGTTCGGGGGAGTCATGGAAGAAGGGGTTGGGGTTTGTGGGCGTGGGTGCCCGAGGTCAAGGTGCTTTGCGTTTAGGCGGTGGGCCAAAGTGGTCTAGGACGCGCATCCGGCCTTTCGTGATAACGCGGAACTGCTTCTTGACTAGGATGCCAATCTTCACGGCGCGATCTACATACAGGGCGGCTTGATGGTTAGCGGCTAGGCCCCACTTCTTCGCCCACTGCGCACGCGTCAGGAATCCCTTGTCAGGCTGGACGGCCTTCTTGTGGATGTCAGACATGACGGCCTTTAGTATCGGGTCGTTACCGATGCGGGAATAGAGAAGCTTTTGTCCTCGGCTGCTCATCGGCTTTTGGGTTTGTAGACCTTGAGGTCGGTCTGCCAAATCCAATTCTTACCGACCTTGTGGACGAGCCAGACCTTCCAGTCTTGGCCGTCGACCCATCCAGCGGCAAAGCCTGAGCCCCAGCGGGACGTGGCTAGGCGGTGCGATGCGTAGGCCATGGCGTCCTTCTGGCAGAGACAGCCGGCGGAGAAAGCGGCGCCGCCCTCGGCCTTGGTCAAGTTAACCTGGGCGAGTGTGTGCGTGTGTCCATGGATCAGAGCACCGCCACGGTCAGCGTAGTGCTTGCCCTGTTCGGCAGTGGCGTTGAGGCCGTGAGCGTAGCCATGCACGAAGGCCACCGGGCCGAGGCGGTAGACACCTTTCTCGGCGTGGTAGGGCAAGACGGTTTTAGCGCCGGCAGACTTGGCAGCCGAACGGATGCGGGCCTCAAGGTCGGCACAGTAGTCGCGGACGATGGCCGAGCCCGAAGTGTGCTGTAGGGCGACTGCCCGGTGTTCGTGGTTGCCCATCAGGTAGACAGTGGGCTTGGTGCGGGCGAGGAAGTCCTCTCCGCCCTGAATGTCAGCCATGAGGGACTCGGCACCTTCGGCATCGTTACCCACGCCGCGGCGCAGTGATCGGAAGTCAAAGCAGTCCCCGAGGTGCACACGCACGGTCGGCTTGTAGTCCTTCATGAACTCGCAGAGAGCGTCGGTGGCCTCATCGTCGGCCATGTCGCCGTGGTTATCACCGAAGGCCACAAAGCGGATGGGAGTGCTCATTTATTGTTTAGGTGAGGGATGGGCTGGCCGGAGTCAAAGGCTTCGAGCATCTCGTCACGGCGCTTGCGAGCGGTGAGGAGGTCGCCTCCGATGTTCTCGACGATGTCCGTACCGCGACGGCGGAGGCGGAACCAGTAGCAGTCGCCCAGGCGTTGCAGGTGATGGTTCGGGTTGTCGGTGATGACCTTGTCGGACTTGCGGTGGCCTTTACTGACGGTGTACTTCGGGCAGGTGAGTAGGAAGGCGACGCGATCAGGGGACAGGCCGACCTTGCGTGCCCAGACCAGCGTCTCGGGTGTCAGAGTCTCCATGACTTGGCGAGGATGCGTCCTTCGGACATGATTTGCTGACGGGCGTTAGGCTTGAAGATGTACTCCTGGTCGAACAGGTGAGCAGCGCGTATCTCGGCTATGCTGTCGAGCTCCTCGTCGTTAGCGGGGCCGACGCCAGCGGTCGAGACGTAGACGGTGCGGACCTTCCAGCCCTTCTCCCAGAGGATGTCCTGACAGACCCGCAGCTCGTTGATGTAGCGCCAATCAGAGCAGACCACGGTCTCGGGGGCGACCTGATCGTGGTGCTTCATAATGGGGCACCAGTTGGCGAAGTGCCGGGCGAAGACGTCCTTGTCGAGGCGCCGTGCGAAGCGACCCATGGCAACGAGGGCGTCTCGGTTCTCGCACTTGAAGTCCTCGGCCATGAAGTTGCCCTCTAGGCCAAGGTAATCCATGAAGTGATTGCCGGCCTCTTTAAGCGCGTCGGCAAAGTTAATGTGCTCGGCGGGGCGGGTGCTCCATTCGAGCAGACCCGAGGCCAGCGTGTCCTTCCCGGCCCTGGCGAAGCCCGAGATCAGGACGAGCGTCGGTGCGGCCATGGGCGTGGGTGCTTCGGTCACGGGGTTAGAAGTTAACGCCTTCGGGGGGAAGAGCGTCGGGGACGGTCGGCTTCTGGGAGCCCTTGGGGTAGGTCATCTTGTACTTGTACTGGGGCTTGCCGTTGTACTCGCCGTTCTCCTCGACCTCCACGCCGACGAGGATGGTCTGACCGCAGGCCGGGGAGATGTATTCTAAGTACTCTGCCGCGGTAGCATCCAGCCTGATCTCGTTGGTGAACTTGCCCGAGTACTTCCCCACCAACATGGCGAGGGCCTTGCCGTACTTGGAGGAGAAGTTCTTCGACAGGCAGAAGCCCTTGTCATCGACGAAAAAAAGGCGGGCGGAGCAGGTGCCGTCTTCCCAGACCTTGACCTTCTGGAACTGCGGCTTGATGAGCTTCAGTTTGTAGGTGCCATTGGTGGAGATGGACGTGAGGGGCGGGCGGTCGTTATTGTTTTCGGTGGTCATGTTGGTGGTTGGAAAAATGTTGTCGGTTTTATCAAGTTCTTCGGCCTCAAGCCGCAGCTCTTCTTCCCATTTAGCATTTCTGCTATCATGTTGGTTTAACGAAGTCAGTGAGTGATAAGGGTCTATTACGCAATTATCGCCTTCCTCGCCGCCTGTATATTGAGGGCCCATTTCTGCTTCATTATAAAGCGGGTGTGACTCGTCGGCCCATATGTAATATTCCTTCGGGCATGAATCGTTAACACAATGTGACGCCCTTGATCCATTTCCAGCGCCGTGAGTCCTTACCTGTTTGCAATTAGGGCAAATAAACTTATAATAAAACAACTCTGGCTTTTGAAAGTGCCAAGAGATTGTGCACTGATATGACGGCAAGCCTTCGTGGGTAGCCATGTTAGGCAAAGGTGATGGCGGTGGAGGCGGACGGTCCCTTGATGTCGATAACCTGGACGGCGTCACCGTAGGCCGGCCACTCGTTGAGGGTCGTGCACTCGCGGTAGGCTTGCAGCGCCTTCTCGAAATCGGAGCAGGCGTAGGACATCAGCTCAGGCCCGATCTCCACGCAGGCCGTGGCGAAAGGCGGGGTTTTTTCCACGAACAAAAATCTAAAGCCCTGCACTCGGCGCTCGAAGGCCGTCTCGAAGCAAAGGCGATAAAAGTAGGCCTGTAAATTATAGCGATATGCACGGATGCTCTTTAAGACCCCAGCCGGCGAACAATCGTCTGTGCTTTTTAGGTCCCATAGGTAGCCATCCTTACCCACGCCGTCGATGGCGCACTTGAGTTGAACGCCACAGTGATCCGTGGTGAACATGAACTCGGTCATCTCGAACTCGACGCCCATACGCTCAAGGGCGTGCTTGGCAGCGGAGGCGATGATGTGGCACTCGGCGGACTCTTCGTAGGACACAACGGTCTGCCCGGGCTTGAGGCTGGACTGGAAGGCTTCGTAGGTGGCCTTACCGTCCTTAGTGCGGCGGTCGCAATCGGGGGCCGTGATGAACTTCTCGTTCAGCATCTCGGGCTGGAGCACGGCGCAGTGAATGAGCGAGCCCATGCGGAGGGCCTTGGTCTCTTCGCGCTCCTGGTTGAGGTATGCTTGGTAGTGGGCCGGGGACTTGAGCAGCTCTTTGGAGCCGCTGTAGTTGAGCGCCTGAATGCCGTCATACAGGACGCGGTGTTGGATGATGTCGGGTTGGACTCGCATTGTGGTGTGGTGTGTTATTGGTTGGTGGAAATTAGAGCGCGTCGTCGTCGGGGTTGGACTCCTCGACGCTGGCGGAGATACGGCGGACATCCTCAAGGGCTTTCTCGGCTGCGTTCTCCATGCCTTCGAGAGTGTTCCGCAAGACGCGCAGCTGAACGACGAGCACGTGCACCCGGTCATGCAGGGGCTTAACCTGGGCGGCTTCGTCAGCGGTCTCGATGGTCTCGGCGAAGACCTGGAGCTCGGTGATGGCGGAGCGGTTCAAGTCGGAGAGCGTGATGATGTCGGCGTCGTGTTGATCATAACGTCCGGCGATATGCTGGACGGTGGCTAACGAGCCCGTGATGTTTTCCACAAGGCGTTTGATGGAGTCGCGGTTGGTCATCGGTTGAAGGTAAGTTCCTTTATCTCTCCGTTCGGGGCAAGGGTAAAGAAGCGGACTTGCGATCGTGCCAGGGACGGGTGCGTCTTGCGCTTCCAGAGGCCAAGGTCGGAGAGAAAGTCGGCGTGCTTGCGGGCGGTCATCTCGACGTAAGGGTAACCGTCGAGCAGCAGGAGCAGGGCGTACTGGCCTTTCACGGTGAGGGCGATGCGTTCGATGCCGGCGGGGACAGGGCTGCTCATTTAGCGCGAGGCTTCGGCCATGCGTTAAGCGAAAACAGGTATTCCCAGCGCTGACGATCGGAGAGGAGGTGGAGTTCGGTCTTCATTTTCTCGTTGGGGGTCTGCTGCTTGAGCCCGGGGTGAGCCAGGGCTTTCGCGGCGGCCTTCGACCTAGCCATGATTACGGGCTTCCTGCCAGTCTTCGATGGCCTCGATAAGTTCGGCGGGGTCGACGCGCTTGGCGTGGCGGACGCAGTACCAGATGGCGTCACCGGCCTCGCGCATACCTTCGAGGCGTTCCTCGAGCTGCTTGATGCGGGCGTCCTTAGCGGCCAGCAGGTTCTGGCCGTGCATGGCGCCCATGGCGGCCTTGAGCGGGTCGAAGGGGTCGAAGGGGTCGTTCATTTGGTCAGCGGGCGGGGGGTGGGGGAGGCTCCGCCTAGGATAGACTGCGAAGTGGCCGCAGAACGAAAGCCAGAGGCCGCCACGGCACCGTCGTCGTCGAGGTCAACGGAGATACCGCAAGCCGTCTGGATGGACTGTCGGCGGATGTAGGTGATGGCCCCGCCAATCTTCTGGGCGTCGAGCCCTTCGGCCTTGACCATCAGGCGGCCGAAGTCGAAGCGCTCACCCGAGGCATGAAGGAAGGCGGTGTTGATGCCGACCTTACCTTCCTCGCTGACGAGCGTCTGGATCAGCGCCAGGTTGTGCTCGAACAGGACGGGCTTGATGGCGTCGAGCAGCGCGTCGAGGGAGACGTAGCGGTTCTTGAAGCCGGGGTTTACTTTGTTGGCCTTGACGTTGTCGAGCTCGGCAAGAGCCGCGACTAGGTCAGCGGTGGGGGTTTGGGTTTTGGGCGTGGTGCTCATGGTGGGAATTATTTGGTGTCGGGGGCCTTCGTGACTTCACCGGCCTTGATGGTGGCCTCGATGTCGTCGAGGGACATCCGGGTATAGCCAGGGACGAAAAGGTTATAATAGGTCACGCCGTTGCGGATGGTCGCCGTGAGCAGTCGGGCGACCTTCTGGTCAGGGAGGACGATGTATGACGAGTCAGCGATGATGCGGTATTCGCCAGAGTGTTTTGGGTCTTTCTTCATGGGGAGATTAGTTGATGACGCGGCGGGTGGCGGCGTCGTAGATCAGGAGGGCGTCGGCGTTCCAGAGAGTGACGTCGATGTTGGGGAACAGTTCGGCAGCGCGGGCCTTCAGCTTGTTCTTCCACTGGGTCGTGGTCAGGTCGCCCTTCGTGCCACAGGTGTGGGCCTTCTGCCAGATGGCGGGGCGGATGCGGTGAATCTTCCAGCCCATGGCGACGGCGGCGCCGTAGAGGACGCCTGTGTTCCACATCAGTTTGCCGATGGCCGAGCCGGGGATGTTCTTGCCGGCGAAGAGGGGCGGTTCCTCAAGGAACAGTTCCGCGTCCTTGGCCTTGCAGCTGAGGTCAGCGAGTAGTTGGCAGACCTCGATGTCGGAACCGGGCATCTTAGCGCACTCGACAGGATCACCATCGACCGACCACACGATGCCTCCGTTCACGCCAGGGTCGATAGCCACTATGAGAGAAGACATGGGTAAGACCCTTGTCACTTACCACGCTGGGACAAGCGGAAAAGATTGCCGACGCGGATGGCGTAGTCGTTTGGGGAGAAGTTCCAAGACTTGGCGCCTTCGTAACCACGGTTCCAAGCCAGGGCAAGTTGCTCAGGGGTCGGGGTCGAGTAGCCGTCAGCCTTGAAGCGCTTGCGGAGGATACGGAGGTGAGCCGCCGCGATCATGTCCTGGGCGGTGATGTTGCGCCACTGGGACCACTGGTAGTGGAAGTGCTTCTCGGACTCGAGCAGGGCGTTGGCATCGGACCATGCGTCCCGACCGACCTGATACATACCACGCTCGCCGGCCTTGCCGATGGCCTTGCGGTTCTGGCCGGACTCGACCTGAGCGATGGCCTCAAGGAAGGTGGCGTCGGAGGCCGCAGCGGAGTTGAAGCCGAGGAGGAACAGGGCGACGATGGAGAAGGGGCGGGTCATAGTAGCTTCTTTAGTTCGGAGTATTTAGGCTGAGTCCAGCCGCTGTGCTTAACATATTCACGGTGAGACTTCTTGCGTTCAGACTCTGAGAGCTTGCGCACGATTGTCAGCGTGACCTTCTCGAACTGGGGAAGGCCAGCCGAATCATATGATAAGGTCGAGTCTTGAGTCATGACAGCCCAAGCCTTACGTTTATATCTTACGCTCATACGCGTCGTGGCACTTGACTGCCCTCGAACTGACAGCCGTCTAGCTCGAAGGAGTACATGATGCCCACCCATCCACCAGCGGCGACGTAAGCCTGAAGCGAGACCTTGGTGGCGCCGTCTTCGTGCAGGGCTTCGTGGTAGTGAGCCAGTATCTTCTTGAGGTTGGTCGACGCGATGGCCGACTTGGCCGAGCAGATGTCCCCGGTCATGATGCGCTCGTTGACCTCATAGATTTCGAAGAGGAGGTTCCGCATGCCTTCGAGGTGCTGGAAAGAGCTCATTGGGTGAAGAGGGCGGTGGTGATGGCAAAGCCAACGGATAGGCCGACGATGAACCAGACGATGCGGGTGCTCATTCGACGTAGGGCTTGGCGTCGGGGGTGATGGCCGAGCCACGGATGATGGCGTCGTTCTGATCGGCGATGCGCTGACGGAGCATACCCACATCGGCTTGCAGGTTTTCGATGACCCGCTGCTGGGCGTCGATGATGCGGTCGGACTTGTCGGCGTATGCCTTGAGGGCGTTGGCGCTCATGTAGAGCGTCCGGGCGTAGGACCAGGGGAAGAGCCACCAGAAAGGCGGCTTCGTGTTGGGTCGGATGGTGATCATGTCGGGGGAGTGTGCGAGAGGGTCGGGCATTAGCGGCTGATTTTGTACGGGCCGCGGCGCTTGAGGTTAGACCAAGCCGTGCCGGTCAGCTCGAGCCAAGTGCGGAGGGAGTGCAGCGACACCCCAAGGGCGGCAGCGGCATCAGCCTGAGACTTGCCAGCGGTATTCAGCGCGGCGATCTGCGGGAGGATAGCCTGCAAGCGGTTCGCGGCGTAGTAGGCCATCGGACGCTTGAGGGTGAGGGGACGGCCAGACACGGTCAGCGTGTCGGTCCATTTGTGATTAGGGCTAGGCATGGTGGGTGGGAGATTAGAACTTGGGGTTGTCGATGATTTCCAAGATGCCCGGGTAGGCAGGGTCGAGGAAGGTGGCGAGGGCGAACGCGGCGAGCGTGGCCCAGAATAGGATGGCGAGGAGTTTGGTCATTGGTGGAGGTAAGCACCTTGCCCGACTCTTTTGCATTGGTCAAGCACCTTTCCGCAAATACCCTGTGACCCCATTTAAGGGGTCAGGGCAATTCGTGTCCCTCAGATCACCGGGGCCCGCCATGAATAACGTACCCCTAGCTGACTGGGTTCCACTATGCCCCTATGTGTCCGTCCGTCAAGGGGTATTAGACCCCTCTGGCTGGTCCGTGGCGGGCTTAGTCGCCCTTGGGTGGGGACTTGACCTTCATGGCCTTAATCCGGGCCAGCAGGGCATCGACCAGCTCGGGGCTTGCGTACCCAGCGCAGCCTGCCGCGGCAAAGGCCAGCGACTCGGAGGACAGGTAGCCCTTTATTGCCAAGCCAACCAGGACCGAGGTCAGGCCAGCGGTGGCGGTACGGCGAAAGATGTAGCCCAGCGTCTGCTTCTCGGTCGAGCAGAAGTAACGGATCAGCCAGGAGGCCGAGCCGATCATGACGCCCAGGCCGATGTCGCGGAGGGACACTGGCAGGTCGTCGGGGGTAGGGGTAGGCAGGGCGCTCATTTGCGGAGGACGGTCGAGAGGAGGCAGATGTTGGCGACCGAGTAGCAGACCCACATGATGCCCAAGGCGGGACGGCCTACGCAGAAGCAGGCGATGCCGGCGGACAGGTAAGCAGCCGAGGCGATGCCTGGGACAACGATGGTCGTAAAGGTCTCGGCGGTCATGTGATGCGCGGGGGCTTGGCGTTAGGGGCGAGGACGACGCGACGATAGTCTTGAGCCCAGAGCATCTTAGCCAGGGCTTTGCCGGCCTTGTCTACTTCGGGCTCACTGGCGCTCGGGAAGATGAGGTGGACCTGCTCATGGCAGAGGACTTCAAGCTGACGCTTGGCACCGAGGCGCGGGTCAATCTCGATGAGGTCTTCGCCGATCGTGGCCTGACCCCATGCCCGCTCTCGGCCTAACTTACGCCAGACGACTTTCACAGGCTTACTTTTGCGGCGGCTCATAGGGGGCGTTAGCGCTGTCGCGTACTCGGTCCCAAAGCCAATAGATGCCAAGGCCAGCGGCCAAGGCTAGAGTCCCGCCGGCGATGTAGGAGAAGTACTCAGACTCGACGACGAAGGGGAAGGCACCGATGGCGGCGCCACAGGCGAGGAGCGTCCCGCCGATGCGGGGGCCGGTGAAGACCATAGCGGCCGCACCGAGGACGGCTACCGCGATGCCTGCCAGCGTCCAGAGATTAGCCGCGGCATCCTTCTTGGCCTGCTCGACGGCCTTCGTCAGTTCGACGATGCGGGCGTCCTTCAGCTGAGAGACTTCAAAGGCACGTTTCTGATCGGCCTGCACCTTGGCGAAGTCGGCTTCAATCTTAGCCAGGAGCTTCTTGCCGTAGGCCACTGCATCTCCGTAGGCTTTCTGGTCGGCAGGGTTGGCGGCTCTGGCGCGCGCTAGGGCAAGCTCCTCGGGAGCCGGAACAGGTAAAAACGAAAGGGCCACGGTCGTCTCGCCTCGGACTACGTCGGGGCGGTCTGCGTTCTCGCGGGCGATGCTGACCGACGCGGCCACCTTAGCGTCTGCCTTATCCCACTCCTTACCCAGCGTGGACACTGCGGTTTCAGAGGTCGGGGCGTCCGGCTGCTTTGGCAGCGGGTCAGTCGAGGACGTGGAGCACCCGGTCAGGCAGAGAGCGATGACGGCTAGGAGCGAGCGCATACCTTAGCGGCCCTTGAGTGCGTCGAGCGCCTGACGTCCTTTGGCTTCGAGCGATGCGGCCTTGGCGGCATGGCGACGGTGCACGAGGAACCCGGCGATGAAGCCGATGAGAAGGGCGATGAGGTGGGTGATCATGGTGTTAAAGGTAAAAGTCGGATGGCTGGTTCGGGACGACCTCGACCTTGACCATCGGTGCCAAGTCGGTCGGGGTTTGGGCTTCGTCGAACTGATAGTAAGCGACGTTGCCTTGCACCTTGCTGGCGGAGTGAACGGCGGCGCCGAAGATTTGACCGTAGAGCAGGTCGAACTCGGGGTAAAAGCCGATGGTGCTGACTTTGTAGGTGGTCATCAGAAGTTGTTGGAGTTGACGAACAGGCGACCAACGGAGGCGACAGGGCTGACGGTGGTCGTGGCCTGTGATTCGACCTCGGCGAAGACGGTGGCGTTGGAGGCGGTAGAGGCAGTCGGTGCGCCAGTAGTCGTGGCAACAGAGATGCCGTTTAGGTAAAGGGTGGCGTTGCCAGCTCCGTCAGAGACGACCTCCAGATCGGCGACTCCGCCAGCGTACTGGACGGAAGACTGCACGTTGACCAGCGTCGTACCGTTGTGGGCTTGAAGGTAGAAGTAATATGTCGACGCGGTTGGGACATACTTCACGCCGATGCCTCGGCTGGAAAGGTCTCCGACAGCCGTACCATGAATCTTGCCAAACAGCACCCGGGTGACGCTGTTAGCGTCTGAAGGATACTGGCTGAATCGAAAAGACATGGATACGCGTCGCGAGAAATCAAAGAGGGAGTTCCCGGTGCCTCCCCACATCATGTAGTTCGTGTCTCCTGCGATGTTGCCCTGATAGGCCCGAGCGTTTCCGGCGACGCCAGCGTTCGGCGAGCCGAGGACGTAGCCAGCAAGGTAAAGACTGGCAGTAGCACCAGTACCGCTCGTGGCCGTTCCGTTGTAGTTGGACGGAGAAGGCCAGACGCAAAGGACGGAAGGGGCGACAATCTGCGAGGCTGCGTCAGCTACCTTGGCGACAGCCGTGGTCGAGGCGAACTGGAGAGCCTGGAGGTGCGTGGCCGCAGCCGGGACAGCCGCCGTGACGAAAGCCGTAGTGGCGACTGCCGTGGTGTTATTGCCAGGGGACTGCGTCGTGGCGATCGTGCCAGTCGGCAGGGTAGGGGTTCCCGTGAAGGTTGGAGAAGCGAGGTTCGCCTTGAGGTTGTCAGCAGTCGTGACGAATGCCGTGGTGGCAAGTTTCAGGGACGAGTCGCCAGCGGTCTGGGTGATGCCGTTCGTGATGCCCTGGAGCGTGGTCGTTGAAGTGCCCGTGGTCGAACCGATGGCAATGTTCGTGGTCGAGCCTGCGACGCCAGCCGTGCCAAGGTTGACCGCCTTGGTCGTGGCCGTGAGGGTCGCACCTGTCGCAAGGTTAAGGGTAGACGCGGCAGTCGTGTTGCCGATTGAGGTGGTCGAAGCCCCGAGGACTGGGCCGACCGTGATGTTGGTCGTCGAGCCTGAGACCCCAGCCGTGCCGATGTTCACCGTCTTGGTCGAGGCCGAGATGGTCGCACCCGAGGCCACGCTAATCGTGCCAGTGGCCGTCGAGTTGCCGATGGTCTGCGTAGGGTTGGAGAAGACCTTGTTTCCGTTGATGGTCTGCGTGCCGTCGAAGTCGACGTACTGCTTGCTCGTACCGTTCTGGCGCATGAACAGGCCAGAGGTCGTCGTCCAGATGTCTCCGTCCACGAAGGTGGTCGGGGCGGCGCCGT